TGAAAACGGTGGCCGAGGCAGTGGTCGAGGCATATCACCCGGCGGCAATTTGGCTCTCAATCGGCGGCGACGATGGCAACGTCATAGAGTTTCAATGTGGCGATGACATCATCGTCCTGAGATCGCCAGACGATTAACCCACAGCCCGGCCCCAAACCGGGCTTTTTTCTTGCCCTCATTGACATATTCATGATTATCTATATGATACTCTTCATGAGTACCACACTTTTAATCCGCCACCTCATCGGCCAGGAGGTAACGCTAGTTGACGGCCGTCGCCCCCTGGCCGCTTACCCCAGGTACATCGGCCGCCTGGATTGGGACACCGTGAAACGTCGCTACAGCGTCGGCGTTTACGGGCTGGATTTCCTGGTTTTCCGCCTGGCCCAAGTCGTCAGGGTCGAGGGCAACGTGATCACCCTGGGCAACCCCTACCGCGCCGCAACGATTGACAGCTATGGTACACTATCAGGATGACACCCAAGCCCACGCCGACCCCAGAACATAGCGAGTTACCTCCCAAAACGGCCGTTCCCGACACAGGAACGGCCGTTTTATTTTGCCAACTTGCTGACTTGATTTTGGCCCTCCCCCTCGACTGAAAAGCCTCTATTGGCTATCCGAATAGATACCCGTCTATATGTTGTGGTATAATGTCGCCATGAAAGAATTTGACGAACTGAAACAGGAGGCACTGAAGCCACTAGTGTCCCTGGTAGAAAAGTTGGCAAAATGGCTCCGCAACCACATCAGCTACAGCAGAAGCGACAAGTATTTGCACCTAAGCCTTGCCGGCCGTTTTCTCTACATCGCCTGGGGCCGGACGGTGGCAGGGGCGATTGAGGAGGTTGAATGACCAACAAATACACCACCGACGACCTCATCTCCATGCTCCGCAACCCATACGGCCGTAACCTCGACTTCAAAGAGGTGAGGCAAGCCGCCGCTGATAAACTAGAGGCATTGCAGCATATCGCCAATGCCGCCAATAGCCTGAGCGATGCCATAGCCGAGTTTGGGGTAGGCCCCGCCGCCGTTGGGGAGGCGGTGCAGGTCTTGGATCACTGGCTGGTCAGGGTGGGGTACGATAAATGATTCCCGTAGTCAGTAGCGAGTTTGTTCTTCAACCCGACCCCGCAAACTCAAGAAATTTGCAGGAATTTTGCATATGAATTTCCGCGAACGCATCATCAGCATAGACCGGCGGCGAGTCGGTGACATTGCCCACAACCCCCGCAACCCCAAACGGTACACCGACAGCAAAAACGAACGCCTCACGGCCGTTATTGACCAGTACGGTAAAGTAGGTGTCCTGCTCACCTACTTTGACCCCGATGGCATAGAACGCTTCTTCGATGGCAATACCCGCAAACGCCTTGACCCTAATGAGGTCTGGTACATCGCCCAAACCGACTTGACACAGGCAGAGGTGAATGATCTGGTAATGCTCTATGATCCGCTGGCCCTGCCGGAATGGGACGCGGGGATTTTGGACGGCCTGCTAGGGGAGACGGCCGTGAGTGGTGATTTGTTGACGGGGATGCTGGCGGGGGTGGCAGTGGAGGCGGGGCTAGATTGGGGCAGCAATGGGGCAGAGGAAAGCCAGGACGCAGAGCCGCAAACCAATCGCGCCGAGGAGCTACAGGAGATTTGGCAAGTACAGCCGGGCGATTTATGGCGACTGCCTAGCAGGACGGCCGGGCATGAGCATAGGCTCGTGTGCGGCGACTGTACGGATAGGGGAGTGGTTGAGCGGGTGATGGGTGGGGAGAGGGCTAACGGGTGCTTTACCTCGCCGCCTTATGCAGAGCAGCGCAAAAGCACCTATGGCGGGATTGCTGCTGATAGATATGTTGATTGGTGGGAAGGGGTACAAACGGCCGTTAGGGAAGTGCTGGCAGAAGATGGTAGTTTTTTCGTGAACATCAAGCCTCACTGCGAGGACGGGCAACGGAGTTTGTATGTGTTTGATATGGTGCTGGCAATGGTTAGGCAATGGGGGTGGGTGTTTGTTGATGAGTTGTGCTGGCGCAATACAAAAAACGGTGTGCCCGGCACATGGCCCAATAGATTAAAAAACGCCTTTGAGCCTGTTTATCATTTTTCCAAACAGGCGGCTATTAAATTCCGGCCCATGGCGGCGGGGCACGGCTCCAATGGTGTCTTTGACTATCATCCATTGAATCAAGATTCCACAACAGGCACACCGTTTACGGGTGCATATAAGCATCTTGGCTACAAAGAGGGTATAGCATTGCCCTCCAATGTTATAGAACTACCCGCCGAGGGCGCGGGCCTTCACTCCGCGCCTTTCCCTGTCGGCTTGCCCGAATTCTTCATAAAGGCTTACAGCGAAATTGGCGACATCTGGCTTGACCCCTTCACCGGCTCCGGCACAACAATAATAGCCGCCGAGAATTTGGGCAGGCAATGCCGGGCGATAGAAATCTCGCCCGCCTACTGCGCCGTTATCCTCGACAGGTACGAACGCGCCTTCGCCATCAAGCCTGAGCCAATCCCATGACCGATTACAACGCCCTCATCACGGCCGAACTCGCCAGGCTCGACCACCTGACCTCCTCCAAAACAAAACGCGATGCCACTATCCGCGCCCTGGCCCAAGCCGATATTGACGGCCAGGCGGCCACCTCCATATTCACCTACGCCCACACCATCGGCGAGCGCACCTACTACAGCAAGGACAAAGATTATTACCACAACGAGGAGTTCCGGGCAGGGCTGGCGGCCGTTACCGACCTCTACCGCCGCCGTGACAACGAGGAGAGGGACGCGCTAGAGGCTGAGGCCAGGCGCAAACGGCATGAGGAGCGGGTGCAGATGATCCGCATGGGTAAGCGGCTAGTAACGGCCGTATTAGTTGATCGCATGAAACGGATAGACCAGAATGAAGTACCCGACATGACCTACAGCGAGCTAGAACGATGGTTGACTACGGTATTTGATGAGGAGCGGATAGAATTTGATGAATTGCCTACTCGTAAAACCGACGTAACCAGCGGCGGCGAGAAGCTGGAAGCTCCTACCTACATCATGGAAAATCGCGCCAATGATAACGATTGACCAGATCGGCCAGCCCTACAGCCGCACGGCCGACGGGGGCCTCTCCCTCGACTTTCACCCTGGCCAATGGCAGATATGGGACTGCACCAAGCGTTTTGTATTCGGCCTGGCAGGGACCCAGGGAGGAAAGACCAGCTTCACCCCTCCCTGGCTCCACCGTGAAATTTATAGCGATACATATGGCCGAGGAGCAGGTGATTACCTGGCCGTCACTGCCACCTACGATTTGTTCAAGCTCAAATTTTTACCGGCTATGAGGGACTACTTCGAGACGGTCATGAAATGCGGCCGGTATTGGGCAGGCGAGCGGGTGATAGAACTGCGCGATCCTACTCCCTATCACAAAGACAAAAACCCAAAGGGCGGCACATTCTGGGCCAAACGTGCCGACGATCCCATGTGGGCGCGGATCATCCTACGCAGTGCCGAATCCGGCAGCGGCCTGGAATCCTCAACCGCTAATGCCGCCGTCCTGGATGAGTGTGGCATGGATAGTTACAGCGCCGAAACATGGCGAGCCATCCGCCGCCGTCTCTCCCTCACCCGCGGCCGTGTCCTGGGGGTGACTACCCTCTATGTCCTCTACAACTGGCTCAAGCAACTTTACGATGAATGGAAAAACGGCCGTTCCGACATCGCCTTCATTCAATTCGCCAGCATCATCAACCCCTCATTTCCCCAGGAGGAGTACGAGCAGGCACTCCGGGAAATGCCGGAGCATGTCGTCAATATGAGCTATCGTGGCCTTTACGATAAGCCCCCCGGCATGATCTACGACTGCTTCAATAGCCAGCTTTGCGCCATCCCCCCCTTTGCCGTGCCTCGCCACTGGCCTATTTACGGCGGCATGGATTACGGCGGAGTAAATACAGTTTGCGGCCGTCTACTAAAAGACCCCAAAACGGCCGTCTACTATCTCACTCATGAATACCATGAGGGCGGCCGTACAGCCAAGGAGCACGCCGCCGACCTCAAGGATTGGGGCTGCCAGCTATGGAAGGGCGGGGCAAAATCGGAGGGCCAATGGCGCGATGAATTCAGGGCAGCGGGCCTGCCAGTGGGCGAGCCGGCCGTGTCTAATGTCTGGGTAGGAATTAATCGCGTCTATGGCGTGATGAAACAAGACCGGCTGATGATATTTGATACCTGCCAGGGAACATTGGGGCAAATCGGCACATACAGCCGCAAAATGAACAAAGCTACCGGCGAGCCAATAGAGGATGAAATAGCCAACAAAAACGAGTATCATTACCTGGATATGCTACGCTATATTTTAGGATCACTAGAAGGAGACGCGAGGGGCGGGGTAGAGATACAAAAGAAGGCCGTCAACCTCTACAACAGCCGCAACCGGGGCAGCAGGTACAAATGAGCAACGCACTCTACAACAGCAGGGGTAAAGTAATCTGGGAAATGACCGCACAGGAACGGGCCTTTGAGGTTGCTTTCGCAATTGCCGACAATGGCGGAGTTACCACCAAGCAGGTAAGCGAACTGACAGGACTCACCCGACAGGGCGCGTGGTATCTCATGCAGCGGGCGACCCGACTTCCGCGGTCGCCAGTGGTGCAGGATGAGGAGGGGCGATGGGTAAGGATGAAATGACACCTTGTTACAATCAATACAATTTTCTTGGCTTCAGGCTGGATGTTTATATCGGCCGTTGTCAAACAAAACTAGGCTTTCGAATCTCACGGCCCAAGCCCGATTTGTACATACCTAACGAATGGCGCGTTATTTCCGTCAGGTTGTGGCCGCCAGGTATCAAAACCTACAAGGCGGGCAATTACTCAACACATACATGAGCAAACTAACAGTCAAACAAAAACGCGCCGGTAAACGCCGCCTACGCCGCAAAATAGAGCAGGCTATGGGCATCATAGAGAAGGGCGAGCCAACGCTCTACGCAAAGGCCCGCATCGCCTACACCATGCCGGGTGACAAAGAGACGATACACGCGATTAAGGAATTGGGTGAAGTGCCGGGAACGGCCGTCCTCCTGGGCATCGTATTCACTGACAAGCCAGGGGCGGGCACGCCTGGGTATTATTTTTATGAAACATAAATTACAGCTTCAGGTTGAGGAGCCGGGAACGCTAACGCTAAGGATACCTGTGGCCACACCAACGGTAGACGATGGCGTTTGCTACGAATACAGCACCGAGTTTTTTGCCGACGCTGTGCTGTATGGCGACAAGCCCGACGGCAGTATATTTCACCCCTATTCTTGGATTATCACCGATGATGGGGGTATCTACCTTCTCCACATCTATAGCGACGGGACAGTGAGTAGACTAGAGATACCGGAGAGGGAACGGCCGTACTTTGAGGGCATCAGGGATGATCGCAAGAGGATGACAAATAGCATACAGACACGGCCGTCATAATCACCTAAGCTAATGGCGTGAAATACATACGCGCCTTCCTCGCCCTCCTCATCCCCACAATCTTGCTATTCCTCATCTTCAAATACTTCCTGGTCTACAAAGTTGGCTGGCACGATGGCCTTAACCTGGACTGGTACGCCGTCTATTATCCCGCTGCCCATTTTGCCAACCCCTACGTCGTGCCCGGCTATTTCAATCCTCCCTGGCTGGCCTGGCTCTTACGGCCGCTCACCCACCTATCCCCCGTAGATGCTCACATCCTCTGGATAGTGATTATCATCCTCTTGACCGTGCGCTGTGTCTACGCCCTCGGCGGCCGTTGGCTTGCCGTCCTGCTAACCATCGCTTCCCCCGGCTTTGTCCTGGCGATCATCAACGGCCAGCCGGATATATTGGTATTACTCGGCTTGCTTACCGGTTCCTGGCTCCTCATACTCATCAAACCACAGGTTGCGGCGATGGCTATCATTTATCAGGCGATTAGGTATAGACGTGTAGATTGGTTGGCAGTGACGGCCGTTCCCCTGGTATTTATCATCCTTCCCCCGCCGGCACTGAACACACTCACCTGGGAGGTTGGTGTCACACCCTGGCCCTGGGGGATCCCTTTCGGTCTGGCCCTGTTTGCCCTGGCCCTGTTCAGGCGCGATAAATACATGGCCGCCATGTCTACCTTTTTCCTCGTGCCCTACCTGTCCGGCAGCAGCGCAATGGTCTATTCTGCCATCCTTGCCTCAAGATACGGCCGTCTGTTTGCCTTAATCTCCTCCGTTATCATCTGGATTTTGTACCATAACTGGCTCTGGTAGGCAAAGAAACTCTTTACCACCCTCTGGCATACTAAAGTCACCGGCTAATTCCCGGTGACTTTTTCTATGTCTGACAATGGACACCGACCCAACCTCGTAGAGCGTGCGATGGCTCCAATTGTGGAGCGTGCTATTCACGATGGAATGCAACTCTATATTCAGGAGACGGAGAAGCGGCAGGAACAAATCGCCTCTGAAATCATCGGCCGTCAAGTCATCGGCGGCGCGCAAATCAACATCTACAAATCACGCGCCCGCGCTGTCACCATTGACCAGACCGTGCCGGACTACGAATTTTACGACCTATTGCGCCGCGGCAAGGCAAAGGGCTACTACCTCGGCAGCTTATTCTGCAAGCCGATTGAGGACAAGTACGCCGGTTGGGTATTCAAAAACGGCCTTGAGGTCAAGCTCCTAGAGGCTGGCGACCCCGACAACGAAGAAGATCACCGCAATTACACCGACGGCCGTCTGCGGGAATTCGTGGCTTCCCTGCTAGACTCCGGTGCATCAGATGAGGAGGAGGCCAACGACAGAGACGATGCCAGCGATGCGCTAATGACCCGGCTGTACAAGGATGGGTTGGGGCTAGGCGACCAGTACGTCATTGTCAATATGGATGGCAGCCTATCTGTTCCCTCGGCCGATACAGTAGACCCAGAGCGCAGCCCGGTAGATTATCGCCAGTTAACGGCCGTCACCGTCACCACCAAAACCGGCAAGGTTGTCATCATTGACCGCTATACGGCCGTGCAGCGTACCATCACCATCAAAGAGAACGGTCAGGAGACGTCAATGTCATTTGACAACCCCATCGGCCGTATTCCAGTAGTCCACATCGCCCACGGCCGATCGGCCAACGAAACCAACGGCCACCCGGTACACGAGCCGCTGCTACCCCTCTATGACCAGTATGACGACCTGATTTACAAGCAGCTGGATGGGGCAAAGCTGTTAGGCAATCCCATCCCCACCTTTGAAGGCATGGAAGATATAAATCAGGTCATTACCCAGAACGCGCCACGGGCGGCCGATACCTACCAGAGTGCAGACGGCACTACTGAAACTCGCCAGCAATTGCGAGTAGATCAGAACTCAGTAGTCCTGGTCGGCAAGGGCGGCGCATTCAGTTTCAAAGGTGCGGCCGTCGGCTTCACTGAAGACACCAAGACCGCCCTAAAAAGTCTATTCCTATTGCTGCTGGACCACACCGGCATCCCCGAATTCATCTGGGGCAACGAGATAGCCAGCGGCCGTTCCTCCTCCGAAACACAGCTAGACCAATGGATTACCGACACCCAGGCCCGCCAAAAGGACTGCGGGGGCTGGATTATCCGCTTGTGCAAAATATGGCTGCAAGTGACGGCACTGGTTGATCCGCGTATTGTGCTAGATAAGCTCACCATCACCTGGCCGCCGCTCATCGAGGAAGATGAGGACGTGCAATTGAGGCGGATAGAGTTGGCACGGCGGGAAAGCCTGCTAACCGACAAGACAGCCTTGGAACTACTGAACCTGGTGAAAGACCCGGCTAAGGAGGTCGAGGAAGCGCAGGCAGAGGCCAAAGAGCGCAGGGAGGAGATGTTCCCGGATGGGGATAGTCTCGGCTTTGGCCAGCGCATCGGCATGAATGGTCAGGGCCAACCGCAAAGGGAGGGGGCATGAACACCGGTCAATACAGTGAAGTCGTCAACCAAATGAGGGAGACGAATAAGCAATTGAGAGAGCAGAATAAACGGCTTTTGGAAATCCTCAAGGAACTAAAACGCCTTAACGAAATCCGCCTGGCGGTCAACCGAATAGACGACCGTTTACGGGAATCGCCAAGCCAACCGGCCATCATCGTTGTTAATGGCGGCGCAGGCCCCGAAGCCATCCGTGAAGATGTGGAGAGGTTACTAAAAGAGTATGGCCGTTAGTTACCGCTCTCGCTTCCTCACCATCATGCGCTCACTGGAACGCGAGTTAGCCGCGCTATTCCAGGGCCTGTCAGATGAGGCTATCCGCACACTGGTACAAGCGGCCGATGCCACCGGCACAATCCCCATTGGCGCACTATTTACCGTGCAGCAATCCGTCCAAACGGCCGTGATGCGCCGATTTGTGGCCCGGACAGGCGAGGGGACGCTATCCCCATTCATGGCCTTACCAAATGGGGACATACTGCCCCTATCATCCTATTCCCGCATCCTATTTGACCACATCGGCCGTGTGGAGGCCCTGGCCATAGAGCAGCAAAGGAGCGTTGCCCAGAGATTGACGGCCGATGCTTTCCAGGGCCAACTGCGCCAGACCCCGCTGTTCAGACCCAATCCCCTGGCACAATATGAGCAGGCCCACACCTGGGTAGACCCCAATGGCTACCAACTCAGCGAGCGCATATGGAACACGGCCGGAAACACGCGACGGCGGCTGGATTTGTTCCTTGACGATGCCATCCGCTCCGGCCGCGGCGTGCTGAATTTAGAGACCAGGGGCGCGACCGGCATAGCCCGCGATTTAGAGCAGTTCCTACTCCCCGGCCGTCAGCTGCGCCGTACCAGCAAGCCGTATGGCATTGATGCCAGCTACGACGCTATGAGGCTGGCGAGGACGGATGTCACGAGGGCGCACGTGCGCGCTTTCGAGAATGGCGCACGCCTCAACCCTTTTGTGGTGGCTCTGAACTGGAATCTATCACGCAGTCACAAGAAACGAGATATTTGTGATGATTTGGCAGAAGGTGGCCCGTACCCCCTGGATAATTTACCGACCATGCCCGCGCATCCTCAGGATATGTGCTACTGGTCTAATGTACTGGTAGAGAATCCGGCGGCCGTGTTTGCTGATTTGGGGGTGGCAACATGAACAACAAATCATGCGCCCTCTTCCGCGCCGCCAATCTCTGCCTGCTAGACTACCCCTTTGAGGCCGCCTTAGCCTCTGCCCTATCCATCTGTGATGAGGCCGTGATAGTCACCGGTAACAGCCAAGACCGTACATTTGATTGGCTCATCTCTCTACAATCCAAATATGGTTGGAATCGGGTACACGTTGCCTACCAAAAGTTTCACTATGACCGGGGATGGCAGGAACGCTGGTGGAATTTCGCCATTACCCTGACAACGGCCGATTGGCTGTTTTACGTTGACGCTGATGAGGTCATTCACGAGGATGACGCGCCAACCCTGCGCCATTTGATGGCAGATCATGGCTTAATCCGCTTTGACTTCCTCAACTTCTTTGGCACACCGGGCTATGTACGCACCAGCCGCCACTTAAACGCCCGGCTCGGCCGTCGCTCGCGTGGCTGGCACATGGAAAACTGGTGCAGCGATGAGCATCCCGACTGGCCCGCCTGCCAAATGGTCTATGAGGGACTAGAGGCCCATAGTGCCTATCAAGGCCCTGGCACGGACGGCCCTTTCAACATGTACCATTACGGTCACTGTCGGGACGCGCAGGCTCTAGCCATCAGCACGGCCAAACATCACGCCTGGTATGCTGATGGCGACGGCTTGGAAAACGGCCGTACTCCCCATGTAGAACCAACTGATTTCGACCTGCCCGGCAACCTGGCAAACGGTGTCATACGGTCGTACGAAGGCGGCACCCACCCGGCCGTGATGGATGACTGGCTATCTAGCCATGCTGAGGCATGGCGGGAATTGGAGAGTGAGCAACTATGGCAAAAAGAAAGAGTGTAAAGATTAAACTCATACCCCAGGCAACGACAAGCGTCGCTGTCCTGTTACCTACTCTGGCCCGGGCGGCGCAAATGAAAGAGCGCGTAGGCGCATTGCTGGCCCAGGCCGTCCCGGACAATGCCCGCTTGACGGTCTATCTGGCTGTACAGGTGACGGATACAGACACCCTGACGGCCGCCGCTGAGTTGGCCGCAGAGTATGGCAATGTAGCCATCGTAGAGCGGCCGCCCGCGACAACGGCCGTACAGGGTTGGAATTTGGCCCAAGAGCAGGCATACGCTGACGGTGCCGACTGGTACGTCCTGGGTGCTGATGATGTCGTATGGCATGATGGCTGGCTGGCTGAAGCTCTGAAGGTGGCCGGGGAAACGAAAGCTCACCTTATCGGCATGGCAGACGGGTACTCCGACCTAAATGACCGCGCCTGCCATTTCATGGTGTCACGCCTATTTTGCCACCGCGTCCTGAAGGGATTCATCCATCCCGCTTACCGCTCCTGGCGATTTGACCGGGAAATATCCCGACGCGCCCAGGCCCTTGACGTGTACGCGCCCGCGCCTGGTGCATTACTAGAACACCTACACCCGGCCGTTGGCAAGGCAGAGATGGATGAGACCTACCGGACGGCCGTGCCAGATCACGAAACCGACCTGGTGATTTTGAACGAACGGCTAGAGGCCGGGTTCAAGAATGACGGCCGGGCGAGAAAGGCGCTAAAGGGGGAATGATGAATGAATTACGTGATTACTTTGTGACGGAGTTTCGTGGAAACTTCCCGCAAATTGAGATTGACCCCAGGGTAAACCTGGAAGCCTTAACCAACCAAGAAGAAAACCCGTTTTTCGTGACCTTGCGAATCGCCCGTGTTGGCGAGACCAGTAGCAACGGCCTGCACTATGACAACGAGATTGTCACAGCGATACAGGAGCAAATGGTGGGCAGGGGTGGGATTATGGGACACATCAGGGATGAGGAGCGCGATACGTCGTTCCCAATCGAAGCGGCCGATTGGGTGGGGGCATTGCGTGAAAATGGGACGCTTTGGGGCAAGGCGTATATACCGCCGGGCGAGGTTCGGGAATATATACGCCGCTTGCGAGCGCGGGGCGGGAAGCTGTCAACGTCCATTTATGGGCCATACAAGGAAAAGGAGCAGTTAGACAACGGCCGTTGGAAGCCAATCGGCCTAACGCTGGAAAGCCTAGACCTTGCACCAGCAGACCGCGCCGCTTTACAACTTGGCGGTGATTTTCTGATCACCAGCCAAATGACACAACAAAATAAAGGTGATGATATGACAAAAGATGAATTATTGGCGGAACTGACCGCCAAAGATGTCCCCACGTCACTCCGAGACAAAATCATTCAGGAATTCCAGGACAGCAGCCAACAGGCCAGCCAACTGGCAGAACTGAATCAGCAGATTACCGACCAGAAAACACTTAATGAGACCTTGCAAGGCCAATTAAAAACCTTGCAAGCCAAAGAGTTCGAAACGGCCGTTGATTCTATTGTCGCGGAGTACGTGAAACTAGAAGCCAAATCGGACGCGGGCAAGGAACGAATTGAGGCATTGCGCCGCATGTTCCGTTCCCGGCTAGTGTCCGAGATTGGTGACAAGCAAGATAAGGCCAAGGTCAAGGAAACGGCCGAAACGCTTTGGGCCAGCGAGTTTAAAGTTGTCGCCGAAGCCGTCCGAGACGCTATAAGCGGGCCAGCAGCCATAATTCCGGGTAACCCCAACGGGGTAACCAAATTTGAGGACACCCCCGAAGCCCGCGCCGCTGCCAGGGCAAGGGTAGGGCTGTAAACATGTCTGACCTAACTCTTACAGCTGCTAATGTTCGTGCGCTCAGAGAACACGGCGCGGTGGTCATCCCCGGCACGGCCGGGGCCGCCATGAATGTAGGCGATTTGGTGACCCCATCGGCCGATGGTGCCTGGGATCCGGCCGATGGTAACGTATCGGCCGCACTCGCCCGCGCTCAGGGCATCGCCGTGGCATCCTACGACGGCGAGACGGCTATCGCCGCCGGTGGTGCTGTCTCTGTGTGTGTGTTTGGTCCCGTGTCAGGCTTTGATAGTGTGACGCATGGGGCTAACTACTATATATCCGATAATGTCGGCAAAATTGCGGATGCGGCCGGAGCGTATGATCGCATCGTGGCCTGGGGCCTCAGTATTGTCGGGATAGCGTGTCTGTTTGTGTCGCCACAGCAGAACGACCCTGCTAGTTAAGGAGGATTATTATGGCTAAAGTTTTAGGCCCTTTGACACTTTTGAACAAAGCCCTCCCGACTGGCGTAGATGGGACACGTATAGCCCAATGGGCCATGCGGGACGGGATAACCTATGGTGAGCTAATCAATACACTGGCTCTGGCGGTTGGTGATTTCAATGAGCAAATGGCACGGGAGTGGGGTTGGTGCTTCTCTCTGACTGAGGACCTGATGGTGGAATACGGTCAGGGCGGCAGCGTTACCGATGTCCCAGAAATCACCGACATTGACGACCTGACAGTTGTTCACGGCCAGACCATCGGGCACATGATTGACTTTAAGCACTACGGTCTGGCGGTAGGCAGTTCAGCCTTCTACCTGCGTGATGCCCGCAGTACTCAAATAGAAGAATCTGTCTCAGACCTTATCAGGTCTTTCCGGTTCAGCTTTGAGAAAAAGTTGTTAACCAGATGGTTCACCAACACCGAAAACGCTATTGGCGCGGCCGGTTACGATGTTCCCTTCGTGCGCGGCGCGGGTGGCAATGTGGACTTTGCCCCGCCAGCTTTTGACGGCGAGGCGTTCACGACCTCCCATGACCACTATCTAGGCGTGGATGATACTTCGCTAGACCCCGACGACGCGCTCAACGCCATGGGCGAAACCCTGGCAGAGCATGGACACGCCGCGCCCTACACAGCATTGGTGGCCAAGGCCGATGTTACTGCGTACCAAGCCCTTACCAAGTTCGTGCAAATCGTTGACCCAGTAATCAGCACGATTGACCGGGGCGGCGGCAGTAGTGGCAACGAGTTCTTTGCCGTTGGTAGTCGGCCGTTTGGTCTGCTCGGCTACTTCCAATCTGATTGGGGATTGATTGAAGTCCGCTTCACCAATCGCGTCCCCACCACATTCGCCGGCATGATGAAATCCTACGGAACCCTGGATAGACGTAACGGCCTGGCCGTTCGTGTCCATCCATCCATTGGTTTTGGTGCCTATCTGGTATCCGAGATGTCAATGGACAACGAGTACCCCATTAAAACACTTGGTGTCATTAACGAATATGGCATCGGTGTGGGCCGGGACAGAACAAACGGCGTGGTATCCAAACTCGTAGCCGGCGGCGCGTGGGGGAACCCAATAATAGCCTAAATGCTCCTTAACTGGCTCGGCTACGACTTTGACCCCTGTAATGGTTACGGCCGTTACAGTACCTATCTCATCAAGCAATTGACAGAGATGGGTGTCTGTATACGGCCGATAACTCATTATGAGGTCAGGCAGCCGCGCTGGTTGCAGTACATGGCCGGGATTGGGTATGACCGCTTGACTATCGCCTGTGTCCCCCCGTACATGCTGACAAATTTGCCAGGGGAACAATGGGCGCTCACCATGACAGAGGGCAGCCGCTTGCCCGATGGATGGGCACAGAGAATCAATGAGACGTGCCAGCGGGTGATTGTCCCGTGCGCCTGGAACAAGGCCACCTTTGAGGATGGCGGCGTAACTGTTCCGGTGCATGTCATCCCCGGGGGCACGTGCCCGGTGGACTTTGCCCCTCGCCTGCGGGCGACAGACAAGGAAACTTACACCTTCCTCACCATCGCCGATAGAGGCGCGCGTAAGGGATGGGGCGAGGTGTGGCAGGCGTTCTGGCAGGCGTTCGGAGATAACCCAAACGTGCGGCTGATCATCAAATCGCGGCCGGCTGGTAACGATTTGGTAGACCGCATTGCTGAGGCCGCCGACCTTGACGGCCGTATTACCATCTGGCGCGATGACATCCCCGACATGGCCGATGTCTACGGCCGCGCCAATTGCGTAGTCCTGCCCTCACGTAGCGAGGGATGGGGGATGCTAATGAGAGAGGCCGCCATGATGGGCCTCCCGGTGATCACTACCCGCGTGGGCGGGCTGGATGATGGCCACACCGATGCCTGGGCGATTGTGGTTGACGGGGGCCGATGGGAAGCCATCCCGCCACAGGAACACATCGCCGGCCGTTGGTTTAGGGCCAGCGTAGACGATGTGGCCCGGCACATGACCTGGTGCTATGAAAATCCGGGACTGGCAGCGGTTCACGGCCGTATGGCCGCTAAGTGGTTGAGAAAAAATCAAACTTGGCAGCAATCGGCCGAAAAACTGATGGAGCTAATATGTCACTGAGTACGGAGCAGCGGACCGATATGCAAGGCGATCTAGGCATTAGTGATGACCAAACCGTCTTTACTGATGAGGAACTGCAACGGCTGTATGAGCGGGCAAGTGAGAGCTACCCGACGGCCGTTTACTACGCCTTTCGCCAACTCCTGGCTGATGCCGCCAAGCTGCACGATTACAGCCTGGTCCAAACCAAGCTCTCCAAAAAGCAGGTCTTTGACCACATCAAGGCGATGGTTGAGTTTTGGCAGAGCGAGGCACGTTCGGCCGGGAATCAGGTGGCCATCGTTGGCATCCGACAAATTCCGCCACGATGGAAGGACGCGCCGTCTGACAAGAAGCTGCCAAAACGCTCCGGCTGGCACGTCACAACGGAGGATGACAGATGAACGAGACCGATTTTAACCGCGTGGCCTTTGGTGCTGGTATTGCCGAGGGTGAAGATGCCTTTGTTTATCTCCGACGGCTGCTGGTAGACGGCAAGGGCTGGTTCAGCGAGGTAGACGAGCGTCAGGGCAAGGAGATTGGCTTGGCTCGTGTGTATGCTCAGGAATTTGCACACGGCACGAGCGGACACAATCAATTGATTAATCTCCTGGCTGACTTGCTCGATGCCTATCAAGAGATAATCGAGCGTCTAGGAGAGGCTGCCTAATGTCCCGTGTGGATGCCTGGCTTGGCAATGTCCCCTCTCTGGCCTACTGGCTGGATGACATAAATAACGCCTACGACACGGCGCGGCTGATTGCTGATAAGCCAATCAGTATCATCCCGATGCGCGGCGGCCTGGCCCAAAGTGCGGAAGTGGTAAGAATCGAATTTCTATCACGGCCGCGCGAGATGGAAACGGCCGGGGGCCAGACGGTCATCGTTGACACTCTGGTACTCGGCTACAAAGGCCATCCTTCCATTGACGAAACCGACCTACAGCGCGGCGATAGATTCGGGGTGGCAGGCCAGCAGTATGAAGTGATGGTCATCGCGCCGGGCATGGCTTTCCAGCTGCAGGCGTATTGCAAGGTGAGAAATTAATGCCAATCGTCTGGGAGAAAGAACCGGAGCAGGCTTTTGTTGAATTGGCCGATGCCTACGCCACTGCCATCCATCGCGGCGTGTTTGCGATATGTCAGCGGTGGGCACCGGAAATAGAAAACTACATGAAACAAACGGCACCCTGGACCGACCGGACCGGAAATCTAAGGCAAGCCTTGTACACCGAGGTTAACGAGGTGGTCAATACGATGGTGGAATTGATTCTGTCGCACGGACTGGACTACGGTATTTTTCTGGAAACCAGAAATTCCGGGAGATTCAGTGTGATCGGCCCCGCCCTCGACCACTTCGCCGTGAAAGTTTGGGCGGATGTCAAAAGGATGTTGGGTCAATGAAATTCCTACGGGTAAGCGGTGGCTGGATACGGCCGTCATCCATCCGATGGGTGAACGAGCTTAGTCCGGCCGTGCTTCAGGTGTCCGTTGAGGGCAAAGAGCAGCCGATTGTCCTAAAGAACGAGGATGCTGATTTGCTACGGGCATACCTGAGCAGCCACCAATGGCAGCAGCCAGAGGAGGCCAAAGAGTGAGCGCGCTATCCGCCGCCAAAGCCATCCTAGAGGCTGATGCCACCCTACTCACCACGGCGACCGGCGGGGTATGGGACTACGACGAGACCGGCCGTCTGGGGCTATCACGAGAGCTAACGGCCGCCGCCTTCGATACCAACGGGATAATCAAACCGGCCGTGTTACTCAAACTCCGCTCTATCAATCCCGATTACGCCCTGGCCGATGATGCCAATCAGTACGTATCCACTCGTGAAATGCTGGAGATATGGCTCTACCAGGACACGGGATATTCCGCAATTGAAACGATGAAACAACGCATTCATACACTTTTACACGCCAAACAGCTAACCGGGACATTTTCATGCCGGTGGGACGGTGATTTACGGCCGCCGCGTGATACTGACCTTGATGCTAACGTTGACCGTGTAGATTTTGAAATACGGAGCAAACGCTCTGCATAGGAGGCAATTATGCCATTCGATACATTTGGAGCCCCGCAATTCGGCCTCAATGATTGCAAGGTAGCGCCTTGGCTTGCTACCAACAGTTACGGGACGGCCGTTGACGTGCCGTCCGTGCAGATGATGGGCGCGATTCTACGCATGTTGTCGGCCGAGCTAGAGGGCGATGACAGAATCACGGCCGTCGCCGCGCGATCCATCGCCGGGCAGGGTCAATTTAGATTCGGCTCGTTTAATATGGCCGTAGCCGAGGTCGTACTCGGCAAGACCAGCACAGCCAGCGGCACGACACCTAACCAACAGGATGAATTGCGGGTGGTTGGCGGTGACAACATGCCCTACTTTGGTCTGGCCGGTCTGGCTCTGGCTGAGGAGGGGGAAGGGGGCATAGTGGTATTTTTCCCCAAGGTTCGTATCACTGCGGACGTTACTATCGCCAGCATGGAGTACGGTAGTTTCACCATCCCCGAGGTTCAGGTGACGGCCGTTAGTGATGCCAGCTACGGGATCCTCAACGTCATTGAATACGAAACGCCACCGACGCTAACCATTCCTCCGCCTGGCCTTACGGTGATTGCCTGATGAGCGAAAAGAACGGAAGTCTACCTACCCCCCTGGTCCCCACCCTCGGCGCGACGTGGCGGGCGGATATGGACGTGGGCCATATCTACACCCTGCCCGCTTCCGGGCGCCCTGCCCGCCTGCGCCCGGTCAATCTATTGAAGCTGGTAGAGCTTGGCAAAATCCCCTCGACACTTGAGGCACTTGTGGCCGAGATGTTGTGGGGTGAAAGCCCGGAAAAGGCAGAGACTACCGAACGCGAGGAAGCCGAGAAGTGGCTAGAACTCGCCGGGATTATCTGCGTCGCCAGCTTTACCGACCCGGTGATTGTCGAGACCCCGACGGCCGACAATGAAATATCACTAGACCATGTAGAGATTGCCGACCGGCTATGGGTGGGGGAATTAATGATAGGGCCGACGCTGGCCCTGTCCATGTTTCGTCAGGAACCGAGCGCAAATGTGGGGATTACACCAGACGGCGACGGCGACAAATCAACGGCCGTCAAGTCTGGTGGGCGTGAGTGATAAATGGGCGGCTTATCAATTTGACGCGGCCGTGACCTTTCTGGGTCGGGCACTGGAACATTACCGGGATGAGCTCACCGAGGTAGGCCCGCCGACAGAGAAAAAACTGGTACCAAAGTATTCTATGGAGCAGTTGCTAGACCAGAACTTTTTATTGCCACGTCCCAAGAGCGACAAAGAAAGGCAGCGGGACGCTATCGCCATGCTCAAGGCACTGGGTGGCCGTAAGGGGTCGGGGGTCAAGGTGTTCAAGGCCAATCCGCCTGAGGGGGCGAAATAGTGGGCGCAACGCGGGGACTCGGAGAAGCCAGGGGTAAAATTCTTATTGATACCTCCGGTATACAAAATGCCGCGGTGCAAATCAAGCGCGTGGGGCAGGATGCCAAAACGACGCTGGGCGCGGCCGGCAAGTCAGTTGACGACTTCATCGAAAAGTTCCGGCGGGGCGGGCCGACCGTTCGCAGTTTCGGCCAGGCCATAACTCAGATCGGCTCAAACATCCGCAAAATGCGCAGCGAACTCATTGCCGTTGGCCTGGCAGCCGGGACGCTCACAGCCATAGGCATCCGCACGGCCGCCAGCTTGGAAGAGGCCCAAATTGTCCTATCGGACATAGTTGGCTCGGAAAAGGAAGCGGCCGCGCTAATGAACCGGCTGAGAGAGCAGGCCAGTAAAGCCGGTATACCGTTTGGTGACTTGCTCCAGGCATCGCGCCAACTCCTCCCCACCCTCAACCGCTCCACAGATGAGCTAGAGAAGTGGATACCGATTGTCAGGCGGGTTGCTACCCTCAACCGCTCCGAGGGCATTACGGGGGCGGCTTTTGCCATTAACGAGGCACTATCAAGCGGGGGCACTGACCTGGTGTCATTGTCGGAGCGGTTTAATATTTCCCGCCAACAGTTGCGGGCGGCCTTGCAACAAACCGGCGGCGACTTTGCAGCGGCCTTGGACATGGTGCTTAATCGCATGGGCATCTTGGAAAGCACGGCCGATAAAATGGGCAACACCTTCACCGCCAGCCTGAACCGGGCTAAGGACGCGGGCAGTCAGCTACTCGCAGCCGGATTACAACCTCTCCTAGAAATACTGACACCACTGCTACAAAAATCGTCTGATTGGCTCAATACACTCAGGGAGACCAACCCGGAGGTCGTAAAACTTGGCGGGGGGCTGCTGGCAGCGACGGCCGCTGGTGTGCCGCTCCTGCTCATGTTGGGGCAGGTGCTGGAGACGTTGCAGCGGATTAAGGCCCTGGGGTTGGGCGGCCTCTTGGGTAAGGTCGGTGTAACCGGCGCGGCTCTGGCGGCGGGGGCCGGCGGGGGCCTGCTGGTTGGTAGGGGCATTGGCCAGGCCATTGGCAATGAGCAAATAGCCAACACCACCATGTCAGATGTCATTACCACCATAAAGAGAGTTGTTCTGATATTGGCTACCGGCATGTCCGAAATCGTCACCCGCCTGAAGGTTGGGGTGAACAACGTCGCCGCCGCGTTCATTGGCGGCATTTCCAAGATGGTTGTAGCCATGGGTGGGTTTATTTCGGCCGTCGGTCGCTTGCTGCCTGAGAACGCGGGCGGGCGGGGGCTGGAAGCGGCCGGTCAGCAGGTGACGGCTTTTGGTGAGCGATTACAGCAGGGACAGGAAAATGTAGAGGAATACAGCCGGGCACTGAGGGAGGAGCAGGCCAAAGTTCTGAACGCCCTAAGCCAATTTCTGGGGCTTGGGCCACTACGCGGCTTTGAACGGCCGGGTGAAGGGGGCGATGGTGCCGGGGCTGGTGGTATGCCGACAGGAACCATCGCGGCCATTGAGCCGCCTGACCTGTCGCAATTCAATGCACAAATAGAGGAGACCACCGAATCCTACCGGGAGCGCGTGGCCGAAATTGAGGCGCGGGCCAACGAGCAGCGTATCCAGGCCACCCGCCAATATGAGCAGCAGCGCAGCAGTATCATTACCCAATTCGGCATCCAGCGAGCCAGGGAAGCGGCCGATTTTGCCAGGCAGCGGGCGCGGGCCGAACAGGATATGAATCGGCAGATAGCCGATATTCTGGCAGAGCGGGGCGAGACCGAAGCGGAGTGGGCCAGAGAGCTAGATGAGCGCATTGCCAATATCCGGGAGGAGGGTGGTAAGCGCATCGCCCAAATTGAGGAGGAGGCGGCAAGGAATCGGGAACGGGCAGAGCGCGATCACCGCTTTAGGCTGATGGATGCGGCGCGGCGGCTGGACGCAACGGCCGTAGCCCTGGAACAACGGAACTTTTCCGTACAGCAGTCGGACGCAGCCGCTGACCTGGCTCTGCGCCTGGAACAAGAGCGCGTCAACCTTGAGGAGCGCATAATCCAAGAGCAGGAGGCGCATACCGTCAGATTAGAGCAGGCACGCGCCGCCGATGCCGAGCGCATTGAGGATATGCTGGCCCAATTTGAACGCCAGAAAGAGATAGAGGATGAAGAGCGGGCTATCCAGTTGGCACGGCAAAAGGAAGATCATCAACGGCAGCTAGAAGAATTGAAACGCTCCCACACCGAACAGTTGAAGGAACTGGGCGACAGCAAGCGGAAGGAACTTGAGGCACTGAGGGTTGAGCACGCCAAGCAACTGGCGGCCATTGAGGAGGCGAAGCTGGCGGAACTGGCTGCCTATGAGGAGGCCAACGCCAAGCAGCTAGAGGCCACAAAAGCGCACGGGGATGAGGAGCTTGTGGTACAGGAAGAGGGGCAGGCGGCCAGCCTGGAGAGTCACCGCAAATATTGGGACGAAATGAACCGCATGGCGCAGGAGGGGCTAGATAACCTGAAGGGAGACCCATCCCTAAAGAATCCCAAACCACCATCCGGCACTGGCGGAACCATCGTAGATTCCCAGGGCAACCCCATTCCCGGATTTAACCGCGGCGGATTTAATAGCCAAACGGGGCTGGCTATGATGCACGGTACGCGGGCACGACCGGAGTTCGTGGCCAGCACTGCGACAACGGCCGCTTTGCGGGGGATGCTTGGCAGCAATTTTAGCCAGGCGCAGTTGCTCACGGCCGTTGCGGGTGGCGGCTCACGCGGTGGCAGCAATATTACCGTCAACATGCCGATTTACGCCGCGCCGGGCATGGATGTCAATGCGGTAGCGCGAGTGGTCGATGGCAGGTTGGAAGGCGTGCTCAGGAGGTTAATGCCATCATGACAATATATGCGGTTTCGGACGGTTTCAACGTCGCTGACATGAGCCTAAATACCCTTGTCCCCCAACCCCGATGTCGGGGCGTACGGCCGACAATCCGCAACCACAGCGCATCAGGTACGGTGCATGACCAGGGTGATTATGTAGAGTTTGAATTTAGTACGCTGGAGAGCGTCGCGTCCTATCAGGCCATCCTTACCCAATTTGGCCTGAATACGGCCGTAACCAATGAGGTCACGGTCAGGGCCAGGAGTGCCACATTTGCGGATGTGCGGCTGAATGGCTTGGCTATACGGCCGGTGATTGACGACGGCCTCGATTGGTCTGAATATTTCCCGCGTAATGTGGTTATTCTGATTAAGGGCGTGGAGGCGGCGAGCTAGCTATGGTAATGCGCCTCTACATCCATAATCCTACCGTTGTCTTTCGAGCTCGCGTCGACATGGCAACGATTACGTATCCGCTCGCCGAGATAGATTTTGACACAGTATCAGTGGGCACGTTCGAAAGCATTGAACCCGGTATGACGATTGTCCTGAGCGGCACGGCTTTTGGGGGTGATGACCACGGCCGTCAGCGCATACGCAAAGCGGCCATAGACGGCACGCTTTATATCGGCCGTTCTAGCCAGGGGGCGCATGACGGCGAGGTGAATATCAGCGACGGGGACTTCATCGAGGCATGGAATGACCATCGAGTCTGGTCAAAAATCCCCTTCATTGCCAGTGATGGCGAGGTCAGGAAAGATTGGGATATTGTTTTTGATGGTCACACAAACGAATCCCCACCCGTTGCCAACTGTGGCCCAGACATGGCGGGGACGGTGACAGGCGAGGCGGGTGAATTGCGGGTGCAACTGCCACCCATCGAAAACACGAGTTTCCCAACGGCCGATGGGGTAGCTATCACCGATTACCTGTGGTCAATACCCTCTGGCGTCACCCTGGTTGGTGGCTATGCCCTTACCGACCAGGTAATACAGGTGGATGTAAACCCCGGCTTTTACTACATCTCCCTGACTGTGACGGATGCCAACGGTAAAACGCACACGTCACGATGCCGCGTCTATGCCCGCAGCCCTGGTACTGACCTGACTATTGATAATTTCCAAATCGTATCCCATCGCATCACCCCAGCCGGGCAGCAAATCGGGATTAGGATACTTGATGATATTCCCGCGTCAACATATCCGGATGGGACAAATATTATGCTCTGGCAAGGTGAGCCGTCCGGCCCCACTGACAGAAGTCATATGGTAATGTCGGGATACCACCACACTGACCCCGCCACCATCCTAGCCGAACGTACCGGCATTGTCCGAGATACTATTTTTGAGTGCCTGGACACGGCCGGGAAAATGACCACCTTGCCCGGATTCAGCGGCCATGTAGACAATGCCAGCAGTCCTGATAATTGGTTGCAGATGAAAGATGC